TTCGTCACCAACAACCACAGCAACGGACACTGGGGCAACCGGCTTTGGTTCAGCCAAAAGGTAAGGACTCAAAAAGTCACCAAACATGGTGCATGAGTCTAGCCAATTGGAGAATTTCTCAAAGTCAATGCCGGGAATAGCGTCCAGAACGTATGCTTGCATCCAATCGCTATAAGTATTCGGATATTGCTCACTGTCTTCAAATTGACGATTCCACGATTTCGCTTCCTCGACAACACCCGACCGGGCATAAATATCATACTCATAAGCTTGGGACACTCGTTTAACGTAGTCACCTACAATTGGCGTCTCAGAATCTGAAAAGAGCAGGTTACGAACCTTCTCTACAAGCTTTCGCTCGGCTGGGACACCATTTAAGACAACAGTACTGTGGAACTTGGATAACGTGCGAACAACGTCACAACATGAAGATAGGTCACCAAACCAAACACCGGGACTGTACACTCGGGCGAGGAATTTAATCCCAAATTCACCACGAGCTACGGGTTCGATCTTAATGACTTGCCCAACAGCCTCAGCGGCCTTCACGTACGTCTCAGGATCAACATCGGCGGTGATTCCATCATCACCACCATAAATCCCGAGACCATCGTAGGCTTCCTGAGGGCTGAGCCCACTGTCGCGGAGCGCACTATACGCGACAAAAGCATTCCGCAAACTATTGAAGTTGGCCGTATCTGGCGCTCCGGAAGATTGCGAATAGCCGGTCTTATATTTGACACCGTGCTTGGAGACTGCGTCCAAATCAAAGGTTCGCTTGTGTATCTCAGACAATTCGTCCAAGTAAGACTCGCGGAAAAACCTCATATGAAACGCTGTCTCCAAGTATCGGAAAAACTTAGACACGTGGCCATCATAAAACATGTAATCTGTGTTAGCTGCATTTCGCTTAGCTTTCTGCACAACCTCGCTAACGCGCTCAGAGATACCACGCGGGGTGCGTCCAAATGCGTACCACTTCAACGTCTTCAAATACTCGGCAATCGCATAAGTAAATCGCGAATAGTCGAGCTTATCCCGGCCATTGATCGTTGAGATGGGACGCGGAGCCTTTACACTCTTGTACGCCTCACGCTTGATGAACATCTTGATCACAGGCTCTTTTTCCATCCAGCCCTCATTGTCCAAAATGTGACGTTGGGCAGGTCTATTCTGTTTCTCATAGACATACGGAATATCAACAGGATCAAATGTATTAGCAAGATGATCTGGAACAAGGAGCTTTAAGAATTCGAGCATGTACTGCTGCAATCTTGATGTCATCACGACTTTCGTCGCTACATCCACAATGCGCTCCTTAATACACTGCTTCTCAGATGTTTTCCCTTGTACGGGAGCATAACATTCATGAAGAAAGGGTGACATAAAGGCCTGCATCGTAGGCTTCGCGTCTGGGTCGTAATTCTCTGGTTCGAACTGGTAATTACGAATTGCACATGACACAGGAAACACAACCGGTCCTTTGATCGGGGTTTTCGCTCGATGAAACTCAACAAGAGCAGTAGCAGCTTGTCGATCATCTTTGCAATATTGCATAGCCTGTGGCACAGTCAAAACGTCCTTTTGAACACGAGCTTGGGCGGCAAGGGCGTCATCATCACCTGCAGTTAAGCAGGCTTGATTATAACACCCAGGCCGACTCGTAGACCTCATTACGCCATCCTTAGTATGGATTTCTAGGCGAGTGAAGCCAGAGGCCGCTGGTTCTAGGCGCTGCAAAGGTGTAGCACCCAACCATCTCGACATCCAAGCGGTGAACAGACCCAATCTGGCAAGTGGTGAGATTAGCACTAAAGCATGATCTTCATCAACAGGACGCCTATCTACGGAATACGCAGCGGCGCCGACACAAATGCCTAAGAAATAGGTCCTAACTAGCAAATTGTCCGTTGAGTAGTTCCACACACGATGAGTGTACTTACCGCCTCCCGAGACACTGTATGTTGCAGTGTTATCATCATTGAAGGTGTAAGAATACTCAGATCGCGTAGCACACACACGCGAGGGTTGGAACGTATACAGAAGGACAGGTTTAAACTCGTTAACCAGAACGTGGTGCATATTAACGTAATAGTCTACGTCTATAAACACCAACAACGCGTTACGTGGCGAACAATATGTTGAAGGAGCAGTGTTCAAATCCTTTGCCCAAAAGTAATTACGCGATCCTTTACGGTTAACGCGTTGATCACTCCTTGACATCTGCACAAAATATGGACACAGCCCAACAACGCCACCATAGAGGTCTGCAAAAGCCGACGCAGAGGCACGCGCGGCAGCTGACTTAGGGTGGGTATGGTTCGCAACGGAGTACATCTTCGCCACAAATGGGGCGTCGATGAACCTCGAACGCAAGAGGTCCGCATTCACGGCGGGCCTCTGCGCAACGAACTCAAAAAGACTGGTGTAACGGTCACGCCAATTCTCGAGTTCGGCTGCCATGCGAATCACTGCCCGACTAAGCAGATAAATTACGCACGCAGCCCCGACAATCATCATCCCACGCCTCAGGCGCCCCTCACGGGGTTCCTCGAGACCAAATGCCTTGAGAAGGGCACTTCGGGCACGCAAGGTGACCTCCCCGCTAACGCGTTCTGTAACGGTCTGCGGGGGCGAGAGGATGTTTGATGGGTTCCACGTCAGCATTCGACTCAGGGGGTTAAACCACCATGAGTGTTCACGCGACGGGGGAAGCACAGGACGGATATCCAAGGAATCCATCCTGATAGCTCAAGCGAATCAGCG